CTTTCCTGATATGGATACGGCAGAAAAATACGAGCATAACCCTCAAAAAATAGCTTCTAAGGTCTATGCAGGTCGGATGGGTAATACCACACCTGAAGAAGCTGGAATGTACATAGGAAGGGGTTTGATTCAACTAACTGGCAAGGAAAACTATGCAAACTGCGGACTTGGTTTGGGTGTGGATTTTCTCAGTCATCCTGATTGGCTGGCTACTCCTCAATATGCGGCTCTAAGTGCTGGCTGGTTTTGGAACAAAAAAGACTTAAATCCACTAGCCGATGAGTTTACTAAAGCATCTTTAGAAACCATGACAAAACGCATTAACGGTGGACTGATCGGTTTTGATGACAGGATGGCTAAAATAAATATGTGCCTAAACGCTTTAAACTGATGCTTTTAACTCTTTAAGATTAAAAATAGTTTTACGATCAGGGTAAATATCCAAATACAATCGCGCTAAATAAGGCGTTGAATTGTTGCTAATCTTAAACCCATTAGGATTGATACGGTTAGGGAATCGAGCTTCTTTTAAAGCTGTTTCGTGCCGTAGAAAAGCACATAAATCCCTAGCTGAATGATGCCTTCTTCCTGAATCCCATACCCTGTTAGCTTCTAAAAAGAATCTGTAAATAATGTGCCAATTCTTAGGCATCCATTCATTAAACCCCAGCCTGTAATTATCAGGATTGGCATCAACAATCTCAATTAAACGCTGCTTTTGATGGTCTTTTAGCATATTAACCCCCGATTGTTCGCCAAAAACCATAACCGAACATAGCTACAAAAGTTAAAGCCCCCATAAGACCCCAAAAGAAGTCGTATTCGGGTTCTGTAGGTCTAGTTATGGCGGTAGCATAGTCAGAATCTTTAAACGCTTCTGAAGCCGTTTTGTAGGTTTTCCCTACCATTCCTAATGATCTTGTACTCATTTCTTTTGTGCCTTTCTTAGTATTGCTCTACGCATCTGTCCTGTTGAGCGATTGTTTCGTCTTACCCTAAACACAATGGCTTTGCCTAGTCCACGCTTGATTAAAGCAAACTGCATATCATGGACAAGACCGCAATCACAACAAGCAAACTTGTATTTAGTCCTATTTGGGTAAACCCATTCAGACCAATCGCCATCTTTTTCTACTTGGTGATGTTTGAATTTAGCCATTTCTTATTTTGCTTTCTATTCTGCGAACCATATCAACCCAAGACATAGAAAACCAATCCTGTTGTTTAATAATTTCCAGTATTTCCTCATCTGTTAGTTCTGCTGGATGGGTATAGAGTGGAATCCATTTAGCAAAAGAATTTGGATTGTCGTTTTTTGCCATTTCCATGTTGTATTCACAAAACTCTGTAATGTCAGTTTTTCGCATTAGTGCTACTGGTTCTTGTGTCATTTCTCTTGCGCCTTTCTTAGTACAAATTTAATTGCATCTTCTAATTCTTTTCTAAAAACTTCTTCTAAGTTACCTGCTGGCTCGTTGTTATAAATAAATAACTGCAATGGGTCTAATTCAATAGTGGCTGGAATGTCTGCAATTTCCCAGTAATCAGGCAATACAAAATTATCAGCGTTCATTTCTCTTGTGCCTTTCTTAGTATTGCTCTAGCAAATAAATATACCCATTTAGGGTCAAAAATATCAGTTTTAACTGCTATATCTGCTATTTCCTCATCTGTTAGTTCTTTTACGGGTGGTTTTTGCCATAGAACTTCCACAATCCTGTGCTCATCATCCGTATAAGTAACGGCTACAAGTTCTCCATCTTCGGTTTTTTGAAGTGATAGGTGTAGTTCTTTTACTGGATGGGTATAGAGTAATTGTGAATTCCCTTTTAATTCAAAAGGTGGATTGCCATCTTTATATTCCCACCCACTTGGATAATGCGTTCTCCACGCTACTGGTTCATTCATAACAAATCTTCCAATTTAATGTTTCTTTCTTCAAGCTTTTTTCTGATTTTGAGCAAAGCCCTAGCTAATACTTCAGCTATGCACTGGTGACTAACCCCTTCATGCTCTGCTATTTCTCTTAAAGTCATGGGTTCTTGGTCATTAAAAGGGTGCTGGTTCAAAATTTGTCCAATCAAATTTAGGTTTAACCTTTGGAGCATAACGCCAAGACCAATTGGTATATGTTTTGATGATATGGTTTGCTTCTGCTTTGGTTTTAACCCAACGCATTAGCTCGCCATATTCGTCATAAATTAAATACATTATTGAAGAACCCGTGGGCTAGGTGGTGATGGTGGACTAGGCGGTACTGTATAACCAGCGTTGCCTACTACATTTGTAGTGTAGCCATTTGGAGTAGTAATAACGACCTGATTAGGGTAAATTGTGGCCGTTTGAGTAGTTACCCCTGCTGGGTTCACAAATTGAGCCGTATTGCCCTGTATTTGTACAGAACCCATGTTGTAACCTTGTGAATTGGTCATAGGATAAGTTTGCGCTTTAGCTGGTACACCGTATGCAAACATACAACCCAGCAAAGCCCCTAATAAACAGCTTCCGATAAAGTCTTTCATTTGTCGTTTCTTTCTGCCCATGATTGTTGAGCTTGTTCGTTGAATTTGTCAAAATTTAATGAATGGATCATTTCCCATACGCTTGTTGTAGTGTCGCAAATACAGACATCTTCTATGTCTATACCGCCTACATGACCTACACTGGGTTCATCTTCATCTACATAACCGTATATATCTAGGTATGTATCACCGCAATACATTGAAAATAAATAATTGTTTGACATTTGCTGCTCCTTTTCTATCTCACTCGTTATTGAGTGATACCAGTTTAATTTAGAAAACTAAAGTAAATCAATAGATTTATCTAAGGAAAACCCTAATATGTGCAAAAAAGATACAGGGCTGTATTTGGCAGTTGTTACCCGTTAGGTGGAAAGCCGTAAAAACCCTAACTTACTGCATCCTACATTGACGGCTTAACGCCCTTAAATTGGCTGCCTCGGCTGGGGTCGAACCAGCGACCTGCGGATTAACAGTCCGTCGCTCTACCGACTGAACTACAAGGCAAAGGTGACCTACTTTCAAGGCTACTCGATTTCGGTCATTGTAAGTTGGGGTACTAACAATCGTGTATGTGAAGCACGAAACACTTGCTTTCCCCCGTTCCCGTGAAGGAATTAAAGATTGTTTTTGATCTGATAGACCATTAACAAATGCTGGAAGCAATCCCAACTCTTTTGAAGTCGAGATTCTTCTATTTCTATTAATTTTACTTGATTGGTCGTGCCATTGACAAATACTATGGCGCACCGTGCGTTGGGCAAGTTTAGTCCTTCGCGATAGGCCGCTAACTGCATTTCATGTTCAAAATATACATCAACTTTATCCAAATCGGTATCTTTTGTCTTGAAATCTACGACATACCCAGTGCCTTTACCGTTAATAGGTTTAGCAATCAAGTCACATTTGCCACCAAAGCCCAGCGGATGACCAAAAGAGCGTTCAGCAAGCCAAGGCTGCTCACCAAAAGCACTTTTAAGCGTACTATCAATCGCATCAAGGTAAGCTGGTTTTACAGGCATATACACCTGTTCAAAATAGCTTTCAATGATTGCATGAATAGCCGTACCGCGTTCAGCTGCTTCCCTGCCAGTAGCACGACTATCTTGCATTACACGCTTTAACCACTCATCTTCAGGCTCATCTGCAAGCCTAGGTAAAGTAAGCGCGGCTAAAAGGACTTGTTGCTGTTTCCATGTATCAAGCCCTGCTTTTGATAACATTCCATTAATTGTAGTAACACTTGGCAAAAGTCCTTCTTTTCGTGCGTCCCGAAGCGTTGTTGCCCGTTCCCCAGTTTTGCCAATTGTTGTATAGGCTGGAGTGCCATCCCGCGTGTACCAGTGACCATTTTCCTGTACCTTTTCTTTAACTATCATAAATTTTCCCTGATCCAAGCATTTATAAGTATTGCAAGCTCATAATTTAATGTTGCACCTGAACTATTTGCTATTTGCCTAGATTTTTCTGTTAAATCATCAAGTTCATGTGTAGTCATATGTCCTGTTTTTTTAAATTCAAAACTTTTTTCAGGTGAAAATTCATTAACAATTCTGACAATTTCACGAACTTTATGACCACGATAATCCATAAACTTTTGATAAAAAAAGTTTTCGTCAATACCTTTTTCGTTTGGCCCAGTAATGTTTACTTGATAGGTTTCCATTTTGTCCTTAAAAAGGTATATCCGATAAGTCGCTATCTTCAATGGTCACTTTGTTATTTTCTTTAGACTTCTGACCACGCCATTCGCTACTTTCAGCAATCTTTTCGCGATAATACTTAGGTAACGCATCATATTTAGCTTGGTCAAACTCTGCTAACCAAAAATGTACGGGTGCATTGATACCTTCAGGCTGGTGGGCGCGAAGTGCTGACGGTACAGGGCTGATCCCTGAAATATTAGCGTAACGACCATCTTCTGAATGGGTAATATTGACCATACAAAACTTGCCTAATAAATTCTTGAGGTCAAAGTTCTTGCGATCTTCCGCAGTCATCTTTTTATTAGACCAAGCTTCTAAGTCTTGACGCAAACGCGCTTGCTCACCAAGGCTTACTGTATAGCGTTTAGATACGATTAATGGCTTACCATCATCCGTAGTCAATGGCTGCTCGTTATCGTCTTTACCATGCAATTCCCAAGTCAATACGACCTTGTGCATGATTTTGGTTTCACCAGCCCATTCGGTAGCTTGATGCCCTAGGTCAATGACCGAGTACAAACGAGCCATATGGTTACCCGATGGGGCTATTTTAAATTCTTTACTGTTATCTGAAATAATCATTTTGCGTTCCTAAAAATATTTGAAAAATCGTTAATTACATCGCGAAGCAATGGGTTTACTTGGGTGTTGCGTACAGGCGTAGGTAAGCCACAAGCGTATCGCAAGTCACCAATCTCGTCTGCTGATAAGAAAACCCCATCTTCGAGGTCTTTAAAGATGCGTTCCAAATGTTCTTGGAAGCTGTTGAAGTCCTGCTCTTGCTCACTCATTTGAGTTTCTCCTATTTATCACGGCTCATGCCGTACCATCTATTTTAGATAACTAAAGCAAGATGTCAAGGGTCTTGTAAAATATATCTTTAAAGGTTAAGATTGTTGTATGAAAGATACTTTTACCCTATCACATAACCAATTTATTGACCTTCTTGGGGGTACAAAAAAGGTAGCAAAAATGGCTAAAGTAAGCCAAGCAGCCGTTACCCATTGGCGTACAAGTGATATTCCTGAAGGGCAGTTGATCCGTTTGGCGGCTGAATTAGAAAAGCAATCACATGGTTTAATCAGTAGAAAATCATTGTTTCCCAACACTTTTAAATTTATATGGCCTGAATTGGATTGATGTATACTATGCTGGCAGATTGAACCCTGTTAGTACCTGTATCCACACCAAGACCCTTTCGGGTTGCTTTGAGCATTTTGGAAAAGAAGTGGATACCTTTTCTAAAGTGGGTTCAACTTAGAGCAACCCCAAAGGGTTTTTCTATTCTGCGGTCTTAAAGGGTCGGCTAAAAACAACAGCCTTTAAGATACAAGTGCTACTGTGGGATAGTTGATGTAACAGCACACAAATCGGTGGCGAAGCTAGTGCCGATTCAACGAACGACTGGCGGGTTCTGTAACTCCG